CCCACGATCACGAACTTTCCGAACTCGCGCGTCAGCGTCAGTTCTACGCCGAGAAATACGCGCGAGCCCAAGAGCTCGCCGACTGCCTCGACCTTTGGACACAACGCCTAGCGGATGCCCTCTTCCTCACGCTGGTCGACTCCGGCGCTCACGGGGCCGAATGCTCCGGAGTCTTGCGCGACTACCGGGATTGGGTTCGAGAATGGGAGGCCCGATCGTGAGCCGACCAAAGCGCAAACCCGAAGGCGATTATCTCCTCGCCTATTGCTGGTGTGGTCGTGCGGCCACCTACGTCGAAGGCCACCACATACGCGACGGCAAAACTTGGCAATGCTCGCAAGCGTGTTGGACGTATTACAAGGCTCGAGGCCCCAAGTTCCCCGACACGTTCCGCCACGAAACCGAACAGGCGGAAGAGTGAGTATCCACGCGCTCGCCTGGGCGCTCACCGTCGAAACCGGATCACCGACCCGCAAGGCCGTGCTACTGGCCCTCGCCGATCGGTACAACGAAAACGAGTCGGCCGCGTGGCCCTCGGTTGGATGGATCGCCAGGGCAACCGAACTCCACCCGTCGACCGTTCGCCGCGCGATCGCCGACCTCCTCGAGCTGGAACTACTCGAGGCGTCAGGTTGGGCCGGGATGAGATCGGACCGGATGACAAAGCGCTACCGCCTCCGAATGGCTCCAGTTATCCACAGAACCGCCCACAAAGAACCGTCCACGGGGTCGCACCCTGCCACCTCGTCAGACCCACGGGGTAGCACACCACACCCACGGGGTAGCACAGCGCTCGCCACGGGGTCGCAGTCTGCTAGCCGAACCATTAGTGAACCATTAGATAACCCCGTCCCTCAAACGGTACGAAACCAAATCCGTGGGGAAATCAAAGAACTCAGGGAGAAACTCAAGTGACCGACAGCCAACACCTTCTCGCCATCGCTCGCCTCTGCGAAGAACTCCGAACAGACCTCGAGCAACTACGCCCAACCGCCTCAGACCCAACCTGGCCCACGTACCTCGAGACCGTCGGAACCGTCGCCGCTATCTGGCATCACCTCGAAGAGATAAACACCGCGGAAAGGGATGACGATGATCCGCACTTCTGAACCATTCGGGCCGTCCCGCTGGATCTTCGCTCTCGCCTTACTCGTCGCCGGTTTCATCCTCCTCGCCTTCGCCCTCCTCATGGATGCGAGGCTCGAGCAGGCGCCACAAGGCCGCACAACCTCCAGCCAGGTAACTAATGGCGACCAATAGGGGCTACGGCCCAAGAGTGAAAACGAGGGTCTACGGGGTCTACGGGGGTACCCTCGAGAACCCTCCCCCCTGCCATCGTTGCGGCAAGCCCGCCGAAAGCGTCGACCACATCATCCCGGTCGCATTAGGTGGAACCGACGAACTCGACAACCTTCGCCCCGCCTGCGTCTCGTGTAACAGTCGAGACGGGGCACGCCTAGGCAACGCATTAAAGGCACGAAAGAACCGGACCACACCGACTCCGAAGGCGCCTCGAGAAACAAATCGGACGCGTCGAGGCGAAACGTCGACCCGGGTTCCTTTGAGCGGGGCCGTTTTAGTCCCGGCGCCCCCTGACTCTGAAATCCCCCGGGGGGGTCCGAAACGGTCGAAACCGACCGGAAAGGCCCAGGGGTCAAAGCGAAAGGGCGAGAACCGGCCGAGACTCGAGACCCCCATTCTGGGCAGAATTGAAAACGGCCTCCAGGTCGAAGCAATCGCGAAGAGAATCGGCCTCGAGCTCATGCCCTGGCAGACCTACGCCGCCCAACGCCTCCTCGAGGAAGGTAAAGACGGCCGGCGCCGGTTCCGAACCTCACTCGTCACGGTCGGCCGACAAAACGGAAAGTCCTTTCTCCTCCGGTCCCTGGTCGTGTGGTGGCTCACGTCCCACGCGGTCGAGGCCGGACCTCAAACCGTGGTCCACGCCGCGAACACCCGTTCCCTCGCCGTCGACCAGTGGGCCGCTGTAGTTCGCCTCTTCGAGGAACACCTCCCCGGCTCGATCGAAAAGGTCAGCAGGGGCGCCGGACGTGAGCGACTCACCCTCGTCGACGGTTCGTCCTATCAACCCGTGGCCTCAACCGACGCGGTCCACGGTCTATCCGTCGACCTCTTCCTCGTCGACGAGGTCTGGGACATCAAACCGACCGTCCTCGACGATGGCATCCTCCCGACAACGATGGCCCGCCCTCAACCTCTCGTAGCAATGTTCTCAACCGCCGGCGACGAGAACTCCGCCGCAATGCGCTCCTGGCGAGAACGTGGACTCGGCGACATACACAAACCCTCGAACGCCTCCTCTCACCTGCTCCTCGAATGGTCCGCCCCCGACGACGCCGACCCCGACGACCCGAACACCTGGGCCCAGGCGAACCCCGGAATGGGTCGGACCATCCAACTCGACGCCCTCCGGCAAGCGTCGAAGAATCCGAACCGCGCCGCGTTCTATCGCGCCAACCTGAACCGCTGGGTTCAGTCGGAGCGGTCATGGTTCCCGGTCGGTTTGTGGTCTCAGCTCGTAACCGACCCGCCGGCGTTAGATCGAAACCGGCTCCCGGTTACCGCTATCGAACAGGACCGAACCGGAGGAGGGTTCGCGATCGTCACCGGCCAACCAACCGACACCGGCAGGGTCTACATAACGACCACAACCGCCGAAACCGAGACGGAACTCTGGGAACTCCTCGAGCCCCGCATCCGAAACCGCGAGACCGTCCTCCTCCCTCCCCTCTTCCCCCAGCGGGCGCCCTGGGATCTACCCGACACCGTTCGGGTCGTCGGAGACCGTGAGATCCGTGGATGGTCGACGTTCGTCGAGCAGGCCGTAACTACCGGGATGGTCGGCCACGACGGGAACACACTTCTCGGGGAGCAACTCGGCCGAACTACTGCCCGCCCGCGCGACGGGGGTCTCTTCATCGGTACCGCCGTACCAGGCGCCTCAGTTCACGCCGTTCGCGCCCTGGTATGGGTCATCGCTGAAGCAACCCGCCTCGAGAAACCAAAACCCGCGCCGGTGATCCGGTTCGCGTAACCAGGAGAAAAAATGAAACCAATCAGAGTTATTACGGTCGCCGCCGGTTTCGTCGGCGGCCTCATCATCGGGGCAACGTCCCAAGCGGTCCGCCTCGCGATCGTCGAGAAACAAACTCAGCCAACTCGACAAGGCCCACCCGAAGAGGTCCCCATGTTCCTCCAGGACGCTACCGACGACGACTCCCCTAATACGGGATCGCTAGCCGAGAGCATTTAGCACACAAAACTAGAACGCCGTGGGACTCTTCACGCGCCGCGCATCCGTCACAGCATCCTCTCCGGTTTTGTCGACGACCACGAACGGCCACCTGTCGCCGGTCAACTTTCCCGACATCCCGGAACTAGCGCTCTCCCGCCAGGGCGCGTGGAGAGTCCCCGCCGTCGCTCAAGGCCTCCAGGTCATCGCCGGCACCGTCGGAACGTTTCCCCTCCGCCGATACAACTCAAACTATGAGGCCGTCCCCTACGGACTCACAGAGCAGCTCGACCCGCTCGAGTCCACTTCCACGACCATCACAAAGGTCGTCGAGGATCTCGTCCTCTGGCCCGCCGCCTACCTGGTCGTAATCGCCCGCTACGCCGACGGGTACCCCGCAAATCTTCGCTACGTCCCCTACGAGGACGTAATGACCCCGAACTACGTCGGCGGTCCGTACCAGGTAGGCGACCAAGAAATCCCCGACCGCGACATGGTCGTAATTCCGGCCCATTGGCCCGGTCTGATCGAAACCGGCGGGCGAGCGGTACGAACCGCCCTCGTCCTCGAGGCCGCCGTCTCCCGCATCGCATCCACCGACCTGCCAACCGGCATCATCTATGACGACGGGCCCGACCTCGACCCCGACAAGGTTTCCGAACTCCTCACCTCCTGGGAAACCGGCCGGCGCCGCCGGACAACCGGCTACCTCAACCGACGGTTTCGCTACGAGCGCGAGTCCTGGAACTCAGAAGAACTCGCCCTCGTCCCGTCCCGGGATCATCAGGTCGCCGAAATCGCCCGCCTACTCAACGTCCCGACCCGTTACCTGAACGCGCCGACGAACTCGAGCCTCACCTATTCGACGACAGAAGGCCAGCGCCGCGACCTCGTCGACACCACCTTGCGCCCGTATCTCGTCGCCGTCGAGCAACGCCTCTCCCTCGGGGACGTAACTCCACGCGGTCACCGTGTCCGGTTCGCCCTGGATGACTTCCTCCGGTCCGATACCGCCGCCCGTTTCGACGCCTACACCAAAGCCCTCGCCGCCGGTTTCCTCACACTCGAAGAGGTTCGCCGACTCGAGAACCTGCCAACCCTCCCAGGAGCAACCCGATGACTCAAGAACTCTCAGCAACCCTCACGACCGGAATCACTGCGAACCTCGAGCGTCGCACGATCTCCGGCCAGCTCGTCCCCTGGGACACCATCGGCCACACCTCGGCCGGTCCCACCCGTTTCGCCGCCGGTTCCGTCACCCTCCCCGACGACCTTTCCCGCGTGAAACTTCTCCGCGACCACAACACCTCCTCCCCGATCGGTTACCTAATCGACGCGCACTCCACGGACGGGGGTCTCTTCGGAACCTTCAAGATCCCGGAGACCCCGGCCGGAGACGAGGCCCTCCTCGAGGCCTCAGCGAAACTACGCGACGGCCTGTCCGTCGGAGTGACCTTGTCGGACTTCAGTCACTCGGCCGACGCCCTCGAGGTCGCCGGCTCACACCTCAACGAGGTCTCACAGGTCGCTCTCCCCGCCTTCGACGACGCCCGAGCCCTTTCGGTCGCCGCCACAAAGTCAGCAACACCCGAACAAACCCCACAACCCGAACAAACCCCCGAAAGTGAGACCACCGTGTCCGCAGAACAAACCCCAGCAGTCGAAGAGGCGCCGGTCCTTACCGCCGCCGCTCCGGTCCCCCACTCCACCCGCCAGCAGTCCCGCCCCGTCGACCTCGCCGCCGCCGCGTCGCTCATCGCCTCGGCGAACCGTGGCGAACTCTCAATCTCAGAGGTCCGCGCCGCACTCGCACAGTCGACCACCATTGACCTCGACGGAATCGTCCCGCCGGCATACGTCAACGAAATCGTCGGCCTCATTAACCCAGGCCGCCCAACCGTGAACGCAATCCGTAACGCCGCACTCCCGGCCGCCGGAATGAAGGTCACCTACCCGGCATGGGGCACGAAACCCGCCGTGGATCTCCAGGCAACGGAACTGACCGAGGTCGAGTCCGTCGAAGCAACGATCACCCTCGAAGAGGTTTCGGTTCAAACCTGGGCCGGAGCGAACGAACTCTCCCTCCAGGCAGTCGACCGTTCCGACCCGTCAGCCATCCAAGCAGTCATCGAAGCCCTCTCGGTTTCGTTCGGCCGCAAGACAAACACCTACGTCGTCGACGAACTCCTCACCGCCGCCGGTGCTGCCACCTCAGTCGGAGCCGGTTCACCTATCGACGTGGTCTCCGGTCTCATCGGGGCGCTCGACTTCAACGCAACCCCCGCCGGTCCTCTGTTCCTCGCAATCTCCCCGGCCCTGCTCCCGTCGTGGATCTCCCTTGCCGACGGCGACCGCCCCGCGTTCTGGGACGGCCGAGTCCAGTTCGGCTCAATGACCCCGACCCTTTCGGCCGACGGTCTCACCGTGTACGTCGAGCGCGACCTTCCAGCCGGTTACGCCCTCCTCGGCTCGAGCCTCGCCGCAACGTGGTGGGAACGTCCCGCCCAGCCTGTCGAGATCCGCGCCGTAGACGTTTCGATCCTCGGAATCGATCTCGGCGTCTACGGCTATGGCGCCGTGTCGGTCGAGTACCCCGGAGCGTTCGCTTACTGCGACCTCAGTTAGTCCAAGAACGTGTCGGCCTAGTCGGGAAGGGCTGGCCGCCACTATGCCCCCGGACTCTCCGCCGGAGTCCGGGGGCCACACCCCCCAGGAGAACCCGTGTCACTCAATGCGCCGTGGATCACAACCGAAGAGCTCGAAACGCACCTCGGCGCCAACATTGACGCGGACGAGGCCGAACGCCTCACCTACACCGCGACCTCAATGGTCGCGAACGTGGTCCACCTGGTCGACTCCGAAGGCGAACCGCTACTCGCCGTACCCGACGCCGTCGTGACCGTCGTTCTCTACGTCGCCGCCGAACTCTACAAAGCAGGAACCGGAGTCGACGGAACCCTCCAGGTCGACTGGACCCAACAGGTTCCCGCCAACATCACCTCGGTCATCGTGAAGCGCTACGGGGCTCTTCTGGCCCCGTGGATCTCAATAGGCGGCCTCGTCGGATGACCTCGCCGCTAACGATCGCCCGACAAGGCATCGTCGACGAACTCGAGGCCGTGTTCCCCGGTCGCAAGGTTTACGAATGGGTGCCACCGTCGCCCGTTCTCCCTTGCGTCATCGTCGCCCCCGACGACACCACCCCGCTCGAACAGTCCGGGTACGGCCGTTGGGACTATCACCTCAAGGTCTCCGCCATCAGTAACGCGCAGACCGTCACCCCCGGCTCAGTCGCCGCCCTCGAAGACGACCTCGAGGCTCTCGCCGCCTGGGCCGGCCCTCTCGCCGTTGACCTCAACATCGGTCCCGCCCGTTTCGGAGACGCCACCGTCTACGCCGTCGGCCTCACACTCCTCATACCCGTAACTATCCCCCCTATCTCTTAGGAGAAACCATGCCAGCGCCCGTCCTTATCTCAACCCTCACCCTCAGCCTCGAGGCCGTCGACTACGAATGCCAACTCTCAAACGCGCGTATTGAGACAAGCAACTCAGAAACGACCGTAAAAACGTTTTGCGGTAACTACACCTCAAACGATGAGACTTACGCCCTGGTTCTCGAGGGTTACCAGGACTGGGGTTCCGTCGATTCCCTTTGCGACCTCCTCTGGACTTCAGCCGAGGCCGAAACAACCCTCACCGCTCTAATGACGATCGGGGGCGTGGACTTCACTTGTGAAGCCTCCGGCCGTAAGCCCCCAGCGGGCGGCGCCGCAGGCGACCCGCTCAACTTCACAATTACCCTGCCAATCCAGGGCGCAATTACGAAGGCTTGAGGTTGTGTCGGCCTCCGGTATCACCGTCAGCGGGGGCCGAGAACTCCGCAAGGCGCTACGGAAAGCCGAAGGCGACCTCGACGACCTCAAGGACACTCACGCCCGGGTAGCGGCCATAGTCGCCGAAGCCGCTCGAGCTCTTGCCCCGGTCAAGTCAGGAAAACTCGCCGCCACCGTCCGACCCAACGCCGGACAACGCTACGCCCGCGTATCAATCGGCAATAACCGAAAGACGAAAAACGGTGTCCCCTACGCCGGCCCTATCCATTGGGGCTGGCCGACGGGGTCCTCGAAACTCCCGAAGAAACTCCGCCAGGTCACCGGCCGGGAATGGTTTATCGCCCCGAACCCTTTCGTTATCGACGCGGCACAACGAACAGAGTCCACCTGGACACGCGTCTACCTCGACGCCGTGGACGACATCGTCGACAAGATCGGCCGAACATCCAACGGAACAGGCCCCTAAG